GGCTCTGTTCTGCCCTGTTGCCTTTCGTAATAGGTTTGGGTGTTTATCTGTTGTGGGGTATTTGTGTGTATTGGTGTGTGTTGTGCGTCGGTTTGGTGCTGGCACAGGGGCATACGGTGGGGTACGGCGCCCCAAATTGAATGGATGGCTCCTGTGCGTGGCGAGGGGGGTGTGTTGTATAGGCTTATGTGACGGGGGTCACATGAAATGGATGGGTTAACAGTCCCATTTTCTTAAAGCGAGGGCTTTACGGGTCGGTCTGCCTTTGGAATCTTTCATTGGTCCCGGCATGCCACCCATCCGAGCACAAAACGATTTACGGCGAGCAGCCTTCTTGGGGGATTTGGCTGCTGCTTTGGCTGACACTGGTGGCTTGAGGGTGCCACCTGTCTGCGCTTTGTATGATGCACGTCCTTTGGCGTTCAGACCGCCTTTGGGGTTTTTGCCTTCTTTGCGTTGCCATGCTGCTGTTTTAGCCACGTCGCCTCCGTGATACTGCGGCGTTGTCCACAAGGTTAGGGTACGGACGTCCCGCTTTCTGTGCACGCTTCTTGGCTGCCTGTTTTTGGGCAGCCGAAAGGGGTGTGCTCTTTTTCTTTGGATTTGGCTTATTCCAAAATGCTTTACTCATGGTATTCCCTTGCTCTGTGTACGCCTTAGCCACCGTCAACCTTACGGTTGCGGTGGCGTCTTGCTCTTGCTAACGCCCCCCCTATAGTCCCCCCCAAACGCTACATAAGTAGTCATATGACCACTCTAAGTGACCAAAGGTAGCAACAAGAACAAACAGTAGATGGAAGACGTAACGCTTACTGCACCACAACAGCGGTATGTGGATTGGTTGTGCACCGCTCCTTCGGAGCGTGTCCCAGCGACCAAGACGCAGATGGCTTCCGAGTTGGGTGTGGACATTACCACTCTGCGTCGCTGGGAGAAGCGCCCTGCGTTTAAGGATGTGTGGTCTAAGCAGGTGGATGAGGTGCAGGGTTCTCCTGAGCGTACACAAAGGTTGTTGGATACGTTGTATGCCAAAGCGGTTGATGGTGATGTGAAGTCGGCTCAGTTGTATTTGCAGGCTACGAACCGTATGGCTCCGCCTACGGTTGAGGTGAAGACGGAGAAGCGGGTTGCTGAGTTGTCTGACCGGGATTTGGATGAGTTGATTGCTGCGATGGCTGTCCGTGAGCGTGACACCAGATTGAGAGTTGTGTGATGGCTAAGCGCAAACCAAAGACACGATGGGATGACGACCTTTCAAGTGCAAAGAATCGTTTTAAACTTGACAATGAAACAAAGCGGCAAATTATCCGTTCCCAAAACCCGCCTTCTGGTAGTTTGGGAAAACATTCAGTTCCGGGGAAAGTGTATCAAATACCGGGAAGCAGTCGTCGTCAGGCGGGTGAGCCGTTCAAGGTTGGTGAGTCGCAGTCCAAAAAATATAAACCACGCCCAAAGAATGTTTACACTAAGAAAGATTTGCCAAAAAATTCAATGACTAGCCGTTATGCCAAAATTACTGGTGGTGGGTCTGGTCCGGGGCGTGGTATAGGTCAGGGCGGTCGTGGTGGTGGCGGATTTTTGAGAGGTAGCAAATAATGGCTTCTACGAATGATGCGATGTATACGGCTTTGATGGCCATGTATCCAGAGGCGGGGGATACGTTGGGTGATTTGTTGTATGCGCATTGGTCGGCTACTGGTTTGCAATATCGTGGTTCGTTACAGTTTGATTACTATGTGACGCAAGGTGCTTCTGGTTCTACGTGGGGTGATGTGGCTAACACGTTTTGGAATGATGGCGATTTTGTTGTTTCCAACTTGGAGTTGGAGACAGGTAGCGATTTGCTCCTAGAAGATGGAGGGTTCGTTTTGATGGAGGCTGGCAATGGCTGACCTAAAGATTTCACAACTGACAGCACTTTTGGGTGCTGGTGCGGCTGACACCGATGTTGTTCCTGTTGTTGACGTAAGTGCGACCACAACGAAGAAGATGACGTTGTCGGAGTTGGTGGAGTACATTGTGGGGTCTGGTGTGTTTGCGGGGGCTGTGTCGTCGTTGTCGCCTGCGGTGACGTTTGATGATGCGGAAAATGTTCTGTGTAATGCGGTGTTCAGTTAATAGGTAGCGTTAGGTACAAGGAGTAGATATGGCAACTTTTACGAAATTGGCTTTGCAGCCTGCTGGTAGCACTGGTACTGGTTTGGGCATTAAGGTTGCGGCGACCAGTGGAACTGGTACCGCAATCCACACTGCTTCAACCACGACCACAACCATTGATGAAGTATGGTTGTATGCGGTGAACACTTCTAGTTCGTCGGTGAAGTTGACGCTTCAGTTCGGTGGAACGACTGCTGTTGACAATGACATTGAGTTGACGGTTCTACCCGAGGCTGGTCTTGTGACGATTGTTCCGGGACTGGTGTTGCAGGGTAATGCGACTGCTAAGGTTGTGCGTGCGTTTGCTGCGACTGCTGATGTTGTTGTAATTTACGGGTTCGTTAACAGAATTGCGGTGTAACAATGTCCATCACAAGTTATGTGAGTGGACTGGTAGTTCAATCAGTTCCAACAAGAGGTAATATGAAAGTTGCGAGATTTACTGCTGACGGTACTTGGACTGTTCCTGCTGGTGTCACTTATGCGGTGGCACACATTCGTGGTGGTGGCGGCGGTACGGCTCGAAATTCGGGCGCAGGCGCAGGCGGTAATAGTTCGGTGGCGTTCGCAGGCGGCACAGTAACGGCAACAGGCGGAAACTCGGCTACAACAGTAAACGGGTATGCGTACCTAAATGTAAATGTTGCTGGTGTTGCTAATAGCGGTGAAGGTGCTTGGCGTAGTTCGCAGTCTGACCCCGGCGTAAATAGTGGTGGACAAACCACCAAGGCAGGAAACGGCGCATACATTGTTGCTGGTGCTGATGTCACACCAGCCGCAAGTATCACCATCACCGTTGGCGCAGGTGGCGTTGCAGGCACAGACGGCGCAGCAGGCGGAAGCGGCTATGTCTGGATTGAGTACCTAGCATGAGCGAACGCACAGTTGCTCATTGCGAACCCAACACCACCGATGGTGTTGTCGTGAACATCACCGTGAAGGCTGCTGATTGGGTGAACGATGACCCGACACATCTCATTGAGTACACGCCTGAGTCGCCTGCGGCTATTGGTTGGGAAGTGAAGAACGGTGTTGTGATTGTTCCTCCTCCTCCGCCTGAGCCTGAACTTATCGTAGAGGAGTAGTTGTGGCTGGTAGTCGCCGTACTTTGGGTTATGTTTCTTCGTGGAATACAATCGCAAGTCCTGTTCCTGCTTCAACACTTTCAATAGATTATTTGTTGGTTGCTGGCGGAGGTGGTGGTTCTGCTGGTGGCGGTGGTGCTGGCGGTGTGCGGACCATTACTAATGAAACTTTGGGTGCTGGCACATATTTGGTTATTGTGGGTGCTGGTGGCACAGGTCAGCGAGCGCTTACTTCGCAGAGTCAAAATGAATTTGCATTGCCACGAGATAGTGGTAACGGTAATCCGTCGTTCTTTAAGAATTTGACTGCTACTGGTGGCGGTGGTGGAGGCTCATTTACTTCTACGAACTCTGGTGGATACGCAATTGCTGGTTATGCGGGTGGTTCTGGTGGGGGCGGTCACTTCAACGGTGGCACCGTAAGCGCTGGTGGCGCAGGTAACGCAGGTGGTTACACACCAGTAGAAGGCTACGCAGGTTCAGCAGGGAACGTCGGCTCGGGCGATAAGCACGGCGGTGGCGGTGGTGCTGGTCAAGCAGCAGGCTCAGGAGGCACTGACGGCGCTAACGGCGGTGACGGAATCCAGAATGCTTACCAAACTGGAAGCAATCAGTATTACGGCGGTGGCGGCGGTGGCGGCTCGCAAGATGGACTCAACAACGGAACAGGCGGTCAGGGTGGTGGAGCAGCAGGTGTTGGCAACACCACTGCTATCGCTGGAACGGCTAATACGGGTGGTGGCGGCGGAGGAAGAACTCATGGCGGTAATGGTGGTAACGGCGGAAGCGGCGTAGTCATCATCAGATATCTGACCTCCGATGCAAGCGGCGCAGGACTGAATTCAATCACTGGCGGCACAAAGACCACGGCTGGTTCGTACACTGTCCACACATTCAACTCGACAAGCACTTTGACGGTGGCGGCGTAACATGGCACACTTCGCAAAAATAAACGAGTTCAACATTGTTGAGCAGGTCATTGTCGTATCTAATGACGATTGCGGAGGCGGAAACTTTCCTGAATCAGAACCAATTGGTCAAGTCTTCATTGCTTCCATCGGTTTAGAAGGTTTGTGGTTGCAAACAAGTTACTCTGGCTCGTTCAGAGGTGCTTATGCTGGAAATGGCTATTGGTATGATGTTGATAGTGACGAGTTCAAGGTAATTGATGCTGACGCATAATCTTCTTCCGAAACAGCAGTCTGATTATGTTGCTTCATGGTTGTTGTCTCCCAACTTTCCGCATTATTACAGCGGCAACATACACAGCGGAAACTTGACTGATGAGTACGACAACGACTTGAATGCAACTGGTTTCAGTCATCGGTTTTATGACGAATTGAAACAACACAGTGACGGACTCCACATTGTGATGCCGTACTTGTGGGCTTTGTTAGAGCAGAACGGATTAGTGCTAAAAGAGTTGTTGCGTGTTCGCTCGTTTTTGTCATTGCAAAACGGTTCTCAGCATCGTGGCTTTCCCCACGTTGACATACCAAACTTCTGCGCAGACGGAATAAAGTACAAAACGGCTATTGTTTACGTGTTTGGAGATGACGGAGACACTATTTTGTACAACGAAACTTTCAACGGAGAATCATTGCCCAAACCAGATGAACTGACAGAAATGTGTCGCATAACCCCAGTTCCCAATAGTGGAATTATGTTTGAGGGACACCGTTACCATACTGGTCTGCTTCCAGAAACAAGCAAAGTTCGCCTACTGCTAAACTTCAATTTTACAATTAAGGAAAAATCGGATGCAATTGAATAAGAAACAACAAGCCGCTCTACAATCGTACGCTCGCAGCGTACTTGCTGCGGTTGCTGCTGTCATCGCTACAGGTAACTGGAATCCCGAGGACATCTTTAAGGCTGCTGTGATTGCGGTGTTGCCTCCTGTGTTGCGTTGGGTGAACCCGAACGATAAGGCGTTTGGTAGGAGCAAAGTAAAGAGGCATTAAATGGATTTGGGGGACCTTCTCAACGAGAAGGAGTGGCGTAAATGCAGAGTTGCTGACGACGCATCAGTGGATGATGCGCTCGCAGCGTTTGAGTATTTTTGCTCAACGTATTGGCATATTCGTCATCCTGAGCGTGGACGTATCAAGTTTGTGTTGCGTGAAGCGCAGTTGGAAACTGCCCGGAATTGGATGGAGCATCGTTATACGATTGTGTTGAAGGCTCGTCAGATTGGGTTTTCTACTCTTGCTGCTGCGTTTGTGTTTTGGGAAACGTTTTTTTGGTCTGACAGGTTTGTGGTCATGTTGTCTCGTACTGAGCGTGAGGCATCTAAGTTGTTGCAGAAAACGAAGTATGGTTACAAGATGTTGCCTCAGTGGATGAAGGTGCGTGGACCTCAAGTTGTGTCCGATAACCAGTTGAAGATGGTGTTTGATAACGAAGCATCTATTGAGTCGCTTCCTTCGGGTAATGACCCTGCTCGTGGTGAAGCGGTGTACAGGGTGGTGATTGACGAGATGGCGTTCTTGCCGAATCCTGATGAGGCGTGGGCTTCTATTGAGCCGATTGCTGACGTTGGTGGTCGTGTTATTTGTTTGTCTACGGCAAATGGTGAGGGAAACATTTTTCATGATTTGTGGGTCGGGTCGCAGACCCGCACCAATAGGTTCGTTGGCATCTTTTTTCCGTGGTCGGCTGGTGAACGTGACGATGAGTGGTATGAGGCTAAGAAGCGTGATTTGCCTGATTGGCAGTTGGCACAAGAGTATCCGTCTGACCCTGATGAGGCGTTTATTCGTTCTGGTCGTCCTGTGTTTGATTTGGAGGTGTTGAGGGAGTTGGAGTTGGTGGAGCCGTATCGTGGCTATTTGGCGAAGTTGCCGGGTCGTGGGGTGTATGAGTTTCGTGAGGATGGTGGCGAGTTTGCTGTATGGAATTTTCCTGAGTTGGGTGAGGTGTATGTGGTGGGGGCTGACGTTGCTGAGGGTTTGGGGCATGGTGACTATTCTTCGGCTCACGTGTTGAATGCGTCCACAGGGGAGATAGTGGCGCATTGGCATGGTCATATTGATGCTGACTTGTTTGGTGAGGAAACGTTGTATGCGATTGGGCATTGGTATAACAAGGCGTTGATTGGTGTGGAGTCAAACAACCACGGTTTGACA